TGTGGTGCGAGCGCGACCGCGCGGGGCGGCTCCTCCATCTTCACCCGCTCGACGGCGCGACGATCAAGCGGGTGATCGACGATTGGGGCCGCACGCCGCTGCCTTATCGCGACGCCGACGGGCTCACAGTCTATCCGCCGGCCTATCAGCAGGTGCTCAAAGGCCTGCCGGCCGTCAATTATTCGGCCCGCGACATCATCTACCGGCCGCGCAATGTGCGGGCCCACAAGGTCTACGGCTATTCGCCGGTGCAGCAGGTGCTGATGACAGTCAACATCGCGCTGCGCCGCCAGCTCTGGCAGCTCGACTATTACACCGAAGGTTCGATCCCCGACGCGCTGATCGGCGTGCCGACCAACTGGACGCCTGAGCAGATCAAACAATTCCAGGATTACTGGGACACCGAATTCTCAGGCGACCTCGCCAAGCGCCGCCGCGCCAAATTCGTGCCCGGCGATACCGCGGCCAAGGTGGTGCAGACCAAGGAGCCGCAGCACAAGGACGATTTCGACGAATGGCTCGCCCGCATCATCTGCTTTGCCTTTTCGGTGCCGCCGCAATGGGCGGTCAAGCTGATGAATCGCGCCACCGCCGACAATCAATCGGCGCAGAGCGAAGAGGAAGGTCTTGAGCCGACCAAGGAGTGGGTGAAGGACCTGGTCGACGAGATCATCGCCGACGAGTTTTCGTCGCCCGATCTTGAACTGCATTGGCTCGACGAGGATGCCGACCCTGCTGATCTGGAGGCCAAGCTGGAAGGCCGCGTAAAACTCGGCGCCGTCACGCTCAACGAAATGCGCGATCGTCTCGGGCTCGACCCTTACGCCAACGCCGCCGCCGATCGTCCGATGGTCCTTACCGCCGCCGGCTACGTGCCGATCGAGGCGAATGTGCCCGGCGAAGGCGCAAGCGCTGCAGGCGCCAACGTTCAACCGACACCAGTGGTCGCGAAGCGGACTTTTGCTAAAGATTACGATCCCGACCAACCGCGCGTGCCGGCGGGCAGCCCAGACGGCGGACAGTGGACGAGTGATGGCGGAAGCGGATCATCGACCGACCCACGTATCATCTCAGGCGCAATACCTGGCAACGCTTCGATACCGGGCGCCCAATACGCGGGCGGCATTGAGGAAGGCGAAGGTGAAAACCGTGTCAGACAATCGCTTGAAGCAACACCTGCGCAGGAAGCAAGGTTAGCAATCGCCGAATCTCGCTGGCAGGACATGATCTCTCAGGTGCAAGCTCTCGATATAAATTGGAAGCCCACTCCCGGCCTATATGAAACCGTCGAAGGGCAAATGACCAATCTCGAAGCCCAGACGCAAGAAGCGCAGAATCGGTTATCCGAACTAGCGTCCTTTGGCATTGGGCCTGGTCCTTTCGCTGCGGAATCCATACCCGCGCGCGGACCGGATCGCGACTTTACGGCTCAAGAGCGCGCCCAAATTAATGAGATAGGGTCGGAGACTGGATGCCACACTTGTGGTACACAAGATCCGGAAACGAGCAGCGAAAATTTTGTCCCGGATAACCAACCGCCCAGTGCACTCAATTCAATTGGCGGAGCCCAACGGCTGTATCCGCAATGCCTGACCTGTAGTCGGCGTCAGGGCGGGTGGATCACCGGCAATGGCGGAGGGCAATAATGGACTCGAAGTCAATAAGTCTCCGTGTGCCGAACGCCATTTTTTTTCATTACCGGCTCTGAAACGAGGGATACCCCCAAAATTGAACGAGGCTCCAGTATTTGGTCTACGCCTGCTTGCATTGCCGTCGGCTGCACTTCGGACGTCGACGGCGAGACTCGGATCGATATGGGTTGGTCGGAACATGTCGGCCTTCAGGGTAGTCCGGCGTTCGACGGCAAATTGGAGACTCCGAGCAGAGTCGTCAGCGTAGACATCGTTCCCGGCAAGAAGGTTCTAGAGCAAAATGTGCCGTATGCGACTACACGAATTCGAATATGGCTAAATCATCCGGTAGAGCCCGATAATGTAACCATTGGGCTAGACTGACTTCGCGGGCGCGCATTATCTGTTTTGCCTTTCGCTTGTGATCTGGAAAAGTGGCAACCGGTTTTCCGAAAAGATCGTGCACCGCTGAAGGAATTTGGCCATCGCAATGGGCGGTGAAGCTGATGAACCGCGCCACCGCCGACAACCAGTCAGCGCAGACGAGCGGGGATGATTTTGAGCGAAAGCTTTTCGGGAATAGCAACTCGCATACGAGCCTAGGTGAATACCGTATATGCGGGACAAAATCGTGACGACGCCAAATTCCTTTAGTTTGCGGGACGCCACGGTACCAGCTCTGGCGGCACGACTGTTTCGCCAACGGCTCGATCCTCGACGCGCTGATCGGCGTGCCGCGCGGTCTTAGACGGGGATTACGCGGCGCGGCATCGGCGGAGCCGGGTAGCGCCCGGTCATGGCATTCCAGTAGGCCCAGGAACGTTCATCGATAATCCCCGGCGGTGCGCGCTCCAGCGCCTCCCGAAAATCGTCGAGATCGAGATAGCGCCGCACCACGGCAAGGTCTTTCACTACGCCGTAAGTCATCAGATAGGCGAGAAAGCGAACCGGATCGGCCAGAGTACGCTCGGGAGGTTCGAACCAAACGACGCGCCGTGCCACCGCCAACAAGTCGGGATTGCAAGGGAGCAATTTCACGGCTTGGCACCCCTCCTTGCGACGGCATCAAGCGCCGGGAGATTTTGCGGATCGGTAGCCTGTACGGCTGCAACAAGGTCGCGCCGTACATCCGGTGGAAGATCCGCGAGAGCCGGCTCGGCGTGATAAGCGATGGCTTTGAGTGCAAGCAAAGGATTGAACTCGGCGCCATAGATTATCACCGCTGCGGCAAGCATTGTCGCTAAGGATATCTTGGCCTTTGTCAGTAGTGCGTGAATGTCGAGGTAGTCCTTGGGTTCTGCGCGCTGGGTGACCACGGCGGCCTTCATGCCGGCGACGTCGAGCAGGGCGGCAACGTTGAATTGTGGTCCCTGTACCGGCTCGGCGGCAGCGACTTGCCCGAGATCGAAGTTGCCGAAGAAAGAGAGCTGAACCGGACCGTCGCGGTCGACACTCACTGTCAAGTCATTCGCTGCTGATCTGAGGACCTGCGCGCCTTTCAGGTAGGAGATCGTTTCCATAAGCATATGCGGCTCAAAAAGATTCGGCGAAAAGAAATCGAAATCGGCCGATTGGCGGTGTCCGAGCCGCAACGCAATCGCCGTGCCGCCATACAGTGTGAAATGACTTGGGGTCTGGACAAGTTCCGCCCAAAGGCGTCGCTGCGCGGGCGGCAGAATGTCGAGGCGCGGAGCGAATCCAACTGACATGCCCCATTTTACCTCACTCGAGGTCCAGATGGGAGCGGTTATAGCCGGAACGATGCTTCGCTAGGTGTTCGCGACCACCTTTAGTTTCGAGGCAGTTTTCGCCAGGCGCGTTCATGCCCTGGCTTCGCCTGCACATGCGCCGTGAAAACTTGAAAGAGGAGTGCGCGATGGATGACATGAAGCTCTTTGTGCCGATTACCAAGATCGATGCGGCGCAGCGCCTGGTTTATGGCGTGGTTACCGCGGAGAAGCCGGACGTGTCCGGCGAGGTCTGCGACTACGCCTCGACCAAGCCGCTTTATCAGGTGTGGTCGCAAAAGTTCGCCAGCGCCACCGACGGCAAGAGCCTCGGCAATCTGCGCGCCATGCACGGCCGTGTCGCCGCCGGAAAACTCATTGAGATCGCGTTTAACGATGAGGCCAAGCAGGTGGAAATCTGCGGCAAGGTGGTCGACGACGCTGAATGGCAGAAAGTAGAGGAGGGGGTCTATACCGGCTTCTCCCAGGGCGGCCGCTACCTCAAGCGCTGGCCAGACCCGGATCGGCCTTCATTAACGCGCTACACCGCCGAGCCGCTTGAGGTTTCGCTGGTCGATCATCCGTGCCTGCCGGAAGCGACTTTTGCGGTGATCAAGGTCGACGGTTCGACCGAGCTGCGCAAGTTCAAAGCCGGTGTATCGGGCGAGCGAGTGCCGTTGACGAAAGTCGGCGCGCGACATTCCAAGGCCGATAAAGAGCGCATCAAAAAGATCCACAATCTCCTGGCCGAGCTTGATCCCGGATGTTGCCCCGCCGTCGGCCTCCCGGGCGCGAACGTTGACACCGATCCGGAATTTTCGTCGCAAGCCGGGGAGACCGGTGACGAGGACATTTCCGACAGCAACATTGCCGACGGCGAGATGGAAGAATTCGCCAAGGTGCTGCGGCTCCGTGTCGAACGTCCGTTGGCCAAAGCGTTGCATGCGGTGACGACACGCCTCGACGAAATGGCGGCGCGGGTGCGGAAAATCGAGCATCAACCGCTGCCGCTCGGCTCGACTTCGGTGCGCGTGGCCGAGAAGAGTGAAGACTCGCAGTTTGCCGCGCCTGATCAGCTGCTCGATCGGCCCGGCGCGCTTGAGGCGCTCGCCGAGCTCGCCATCCGCAAAGCACAGTCCAATCCTATGCGCGCCATGCCCGGCTTCCGGGCGCGCCAGGAATAACGCCGCTTCGTTATCAGCTCCGCTCGTCCCCGCGAACGCAGGGACCCAGTCCTTCGCATTCTGCTGCTGGATTCCCGCTTACGCGGGAATGAGCGGGCGCGAGCCGAAATGTCCACCATCCAACCAGACGGGACCAACGCCATGTATCAGCCCAATCTCCAACACGTGCTTGCCAAGTCGACCATGCCGCGCACTGTGCAGGACTATAATGCCGCGCTCGCCAGCGCCGGCGGCTTCCTTCAGGAGATCGAAAGGGCCCACGCCAATCCGCTGCCCGGCGATCCGCTCGGCAAGAGCAGCACGTTTTCTGAATCGACGTCGGCGACGTCGGGGCTGACTTATTACGATCTCGAGCTGGGCGCGAAGTTCCTCTATCCGCTGCTGACGCCGCTGCGCAACGAAATCCCGCGCGTGTCCGGCAAAGGCGGCATCCAGGCCAACTGGCGCGCGGTGACCGGCGTCAACACCACGGGGCTGCGCATCGGCGTGTCCGGCGGCAATCGCGGCGGCGTGCAGGCGGTATCGACCCAGGATTACACCGCCGCCTACAAGGGCATCGGCATCGAAACCTCGGTCGACTTCGAAGCGCAATATGCCGGCATGGGCTTTGACGACGTCAAGGCAATCGGCGCCAAAGTCGGCCTCGAAGCCTGCATGCTGGGCGAAGAGATTCTCATCCTTGGCGGCAATACATCGGTGGCGCTCAGCACGACGCCGACGCCGTCGCTGGCGCCGTCAACGAGCGGCGGCAGCCTCACTGCTGCGGCGAGCCCCTATAGCGTCATCTGCGTGGCGCTCGCACTCGACGCCGTGGTCAACGGCAGTGTCAGCGGCGGGATCCAGGCCGCGATCACCCGCAGCAACGCCGACGGCTCGTCAGACACTTTCGGCGGCGGCGCCGCGGGCAAGTCGGCGAATGCCAGCAGTTCGATCTCGTCCGGAACGACCGGCTCGATCGCGGCGACCGTCGCGCCGGTGACCGGCGCGCTCGGCTACGCCTGGTTCTGGGGCGCGGCCGGCTCGGAAGTTCTCGGCGCCATCACCACCATCAATTCGCTGGTGATCACCGCGAATGCCACGGGCACGCAGACCGCGGCTTCGCTCGGCTCAAGCGACAACTCGACCAACGTTCTGGTATTCGACGGTCTGCTCTACCAGGCGTTCAAGTCGGGCTCGAATGCCTACGTCGCTTACTTGGCAACCGGCACCGCCGGCAGCGGCTCGACGCTCACCGGCGACGGCGCCGGCGGCATCGTCGAGATCGATGCAGCGTTGAAAAACCGCTGGGACACTTACCGGCTGTCGCCCGACACCATGTGGGTGTCGTCACAAGTCGCCAACGATCTGTCGGCAAAGATTCTCGCCGGCGGCAGCAACGCCGCGCAACGCTTTGTGTTTGAGAGCGAGCAGGGCGCGCTCGGCGGCGGCGTCATGGTGCGCACCTACCTCAACAAGTTCTCCATGGCGGGCCCGAAGACGCTCGACATCCGCGTCCATCCCAACATGCCGGCCGGCACCCTGCTGATGACCTCGCGCACCTTGCCTTACCCGCTGTCGAACATCGGCAACGTCATGCAGGTCCGCACCCGGCAGGACTACTACCAGATCGAGTGGCCGCCGCGCGCTCGCCGTTACGAGAGCGGTGTCTACGCCGACGAGGTGCTGCAGCACTACTTCCCGCCGTCCATGGCGGTGATCTCGAACATTGCGGCGGGGTGACGTAGTTTCTTTGGACGCTACGTTTCTTCCCGCCGCGAGGCCGGTCTCGGACGGAAACAAATGGCTCTTCCGCGTCTGCTGAACGCCGTGCCGGCGGCGCCACAAGTGCGGGCGGAGATTGGGCGCGCCATTCGTGCGCTCGTCGCGGAAGATGAGCGGCGACTGCTGCATCGGCGCCATGAACTCGCCGCTATTCGCCAGGATTGCGAGTTCCTGGCGAATGTCTTGCGCGAATTTTTGTGGGAGTTGCGCAAAGCCGGTTTTAATCCAGATGAGCCGCGGGTGCCGGACGGCGGGCAGTGGACGACCGACGATGGTGGTGCGGTTGCAAGTGCATCGGTCACTTCTGATCTGGTTTAGTCCGACGCTACGCCCGACAATAACTGGATACCCGCCGCTCAATATGCCGCGAACGGCCCATCGAGCAGTGGCGGCAATCAGGGCCTGCGACCCGGCCAGCCGCCGGTCGTTCCTGCTGAACAGCCGCCGTCGAGGCAGGCAATTAATACGTTCCTGAAAGCGGCCGCGTATTTCCTCGTTGGGGCGGTGCTGGCTGGCGAACCGGCGGGCGAATTTCTTCTGGCATTGGAGGCTGCCGACTGGCTATGGCAATATCGTCCGTGGATCTATTCCTACTTGGATCCGCCAACGACTTTGGAAAAGTTGCAAGAGGCTGCACTAAACCCGCAACCAGGATATGATGTTCACCACATCGTCGAGCAGACGCCTGCTGAAAATGACGATTTCCCGCGGAGTCTGATCGACGGGCCTGAAAATTTGGTCCTCATTCCGACGCTGAAACATTGGCAAATCAGCGGATGGTATTCGCGTCCAAATCC